GCGGTGCTGGGCAGTGGCGACACTGCTTGCGTGCTGACTGTGGCCACCGTCAGCTGAGCAAGCTAAGGCGTGGAAGATGGGGCGGCAGGTGGTGGGCCTGCCGCTTTTTCTTTGGCTACAGCGCCCGGCCTGCTAGGCGTGACCACTCAGCCTTGAAGAATCCGTCCAACGGCAGGTTGGTTAGGGCTGGCTTGATCCAGTCGCGGGCTGGGTAGTTCTTACCCGGCACGTCTTGCAGGATGTAGCCGGCATAATTCACACCGCTGTTGCCCCAGGTGAACTGCAGCGTGGTGGCATTGATGCGCTCACGGCGTTGGCTGCGCAGGAACGCCCCGGTGTCCACAATGTCCCGTGGGCTGCCTTCGATGGTGCCGTTGCGGCGGTAGGTGGTGCCGGGCCATGGGAACTGCACCAGTTGAATCTCCTCTTTGAACTGCCGGTCAATGGCCTTGCCGTAGGCCGTCATGATGTTGGCCACGCGCAACTTGAGTTGCGGTGCGTTCCAGCCGGTCAGCTTGTAGGTGGCCTGAACCTGAACGGCCATCAGCGCTGCCGGTAACGAACGATCCGCACCCGATCACCAATCACCGTTTGGATGGTGGAGCCGATCAGGCCGGTGGTGCCGTAGGGCGTGCGGCTGCCGAGTACCTCACAGGTTTGGCTGCCCTGGCCTGAGAAGTTGAGCGTGCCACGGGTGCCGGGCTTGATGCGGGCATCAAGGGCTTGTGGGTTGATGGCATAGCCCTCAAAGAAGTCGGCATCCATCTCAACGCCTGGCAAGTCCTCTTTGGATGGGGAGCCTTGGCGCAGATACAGGGTGACTGTGACCGCTTCGGTGTTGGCTGTCACGTTGCCGGTAGTGGCATCAGTGGTTGTGCCAGTGGTAGGAACAGTGAAGGAAGCGGTCGCGTTTGCTAGTGCGATCAAAGCGCTGGCCATTTCCTATCCCCTGTGTTGATAGGTTTCCGTTTGCGGCAAGCTATGGAACGGATGGCATGGCGACGTGGCGGAGAGTCTCGGTAGTGCCGTACTAACGCTGTCGGTTGATGACTCGGCCTACAAAGCGGGGCTGAATGCGGCTAAAACACAAGCCACTAGCACGGTAGACAGCATTGCCGGAGCCTTTCGCAATCTGGCTGGGATCGTTGGTGTTGTTGGCATCGCCGCCTTTACTCAACAAGTCATTGCAGCCGGTCAAGAGTCACAAAAGACCAAGCTGCAACTAGAAGCGTTGACGGCTGCTTACGGAGAGCAGCAGAAGGCATCAGAAGCTGTTGCCCGCATTCAGGCCGTGCTTGGCATCAGCGCCACCGAGGCGCGGCAGGGCTATGCCCAGCTTTATGCCGCATTGCGGGGTACGGGTATTGGCGCGACGCAGCTTGAGGTTTTGTTCGTTGGCCTCAATAAGGCAGCCATAGCATCGGGAGCTAGCGCTGCAGAAGCATCTGCTGGCCTGCTGCAACTTAAGCAGGGTCTTGCGTCTGGACGGCTACAGGGTGACGAACTGCGTTCCGTTTTGGAGAGCCTTCCCGCACTGTCGCAAGCCCTTGCCGATCAACTTGGCGTTAGCGTCGGTGAGCTGAAAAAACTGGGCGGCGAAGGCAAAATCACTTCTGACGTGATTTTTGAGGCGGCCAAGAAGTTTGCAGGCCAAACGGTCCGCGCCAAAACAGAAACCGAAAATCTAGGCGTTGCCTTTGAGAACCTTAAAGAGCAAATTGCAGCGGCAGTAGGCCCAGGCGTTGTACAAGTATTGGCTGGAGTCGCAGCAGGCGTTGCGACCTTTGCCAAGCTCGTTCAAGACAATGCCGGCAAAATCAAAGGCTTTGTCGTGGCGACATTGGCGCTTGGTCGGGCACTGGCGCCTTTCGCTGCAGCCATCTTGGTTGTGCGCTCTGCCATGGTGGCTTATCAGGTTGCGGCCAAGGCGGCGGCTGTTGCACAGGCTGCCGTATTGGCACTGCAAGGCCCGACAGGATGGGCCGTGCTGGCAGCAGGCTTGGGACTAGCAGCTGGCGCCGCGCTAACAATTGAAAAGGTAATGGGCGGCGTTGCAGGTCAAACAGAAGAGGCCCGCAAGGCATATGAAAAATACAAAAAAGAGTTTGAAGGAATCCTAGCTGGGACCAACCTAGAAACGCCAGATAGCGCAACCGACAAAGAGACCATCAAGCTACAAAAAGAAATTGACCTAAACAATATCAAGCTAGAAAGCATTAAAGAGCAAGTTGAAGCCACGCAGGATTTGGCTGCAGCTGAGCGAGGTGTTGCTCGTGAAACGCTTGCCTCTGTTCAGGCTATTCAATTTGGCATTGCCGAGGCTCAGCGCCGTGAACGTGAAATCGGCGCACAGATTGATGCGGCCAGGCGACTTGGTAAAGAAGATGATGCACAAAAGCTGGTATCGGATCAGGTCGTAGCCGCCAATCAAACGCGATTAGAGCTTGAAAAAGGCGCTTTGGCCTTGAGCGAGGCCGGTGAAAAGCTGCGCGACGACATTCGCACCAGCGTAGTGGAGTTCACCAAGGTTCGCAGCGACCCGCAAGGCTTAAACCGTTTCCTGAATTCCCAAGAGCGTCAGAAACGGGCCGAGGTTGACTTTCAAAAGCTGCTGCCAGGTTTTAGAGAAGCACAAGCACGTTTTGAACGCTTAACTGGCGCACGGGCGCCTGAATTTAGCGGCACAACCGCTGGCGTAAACGAAGCTATCCGCAATTTTATTAATAGCGTCAACAATGAATTTAACACAACCAAAGAGTTTACTGATACATTAAAAGCACTTGACACCAATACAATCGCATTAAACGCAACAAATCAATTACTTGCAGCAACTGTGCAAAGCCTTGTAGACAAAAATTGGAATGTTCAATTGACGCAAGGCGCAAATGGCATGTGGAGTGCCTCTGGCGATATGGCTGACCAAAGCAACCGTGCTTTCTCGGTGCCATCATGACCACCACCATTGGCTCGTTTACCTGCAGCTTCCTGACGGTCCAGCCGTTCGGCTACGAGGGTGAAGCTCGCACGGGCCTGACTGCTCGCACGTTCCAGATCAGTGGGCTGCTGACCCCAGCGCAGTGGCAGTCGCTGTTGAGCGAGTACAACACCTGGCGCGATACCCGCATCACCGATCAAGACACGGCCCTATCCGGCACTGTTGGCACGACGATTGCGCTCACGGCTAGTGCCAATGGCGTCAGCGTGACAAGCCTGGCCTGCTGGTTTGCGGATCCCCCCAGCGGTGAGCAGACCGGGGCTTACATCAGCGCCAGCGTCACCCTTGTTGATGCCGCCCAAGCCTTGGCGGTGCTGCTGCGCGAGCAAGAAAAGAGCCGTCAGAGCAGCGAATCCAACCTCCCCAGCTTTGGCAGCTGGTACATCGTCACCAACACCCCCGACAAGATTGTGCCGAGCTTGGGCGTCGGTGAAACCGCAGCAGCCACCATCGTGCTCACCGCCGACCCGGTGACCTACCAAGACGGTCCCACGCTGGGGCTGACCACCACAGGAGCCCACGTCATCCAGGGCCCGCTCACGGCCACCAAGGTCCGCCGCATTGAGGGCACCACCAGCAGTGCCAGCTGGGCCGTCATCCAAACGTGGTACGAGGAGGTGGTGGCCGCCATCCCGGCAGTCAACAGCTGGTTCCCGATTTCGCCCCCGACGGCCACTGCTGAGGTGATCATCAGCAGCGGTGCCAAGAGCACTCGGTACACCGTCAGCGTTGACCTGGCGCTGGTGAAGTAATGGCCATCGACATCCGCGCCACACTCACCTGCTCGCTCGGCACCCTCATTAGCGGCAGCATTTCGGACGACTACCTGCAAGGCAGCGGGCTTGTCAAGACTCGCGGCACCTGCGAAATCAGCGGCCTGATTACCCCCGCCGTAGGAACAGCGGTGACCTTCAGCTACACCAAGGGCGGTGTCACCACAAGCATCCCCCGCAAGCTGCGCGTCCTTTCGTCGTTCGCTGATCCCTTCCGCCGCACCACCAAAGTCGAGCTGGGCTGCAAGCTCACCTATCTGTCCGACCTGCAGGAGCCGGTGGTCTGGACGGCGTTTGACGACGACGAAAACAACGACTACACCGAAGCGGACCAGCGCATCGTCACGCTGCCGATCCATGCCAGCAGCGTCATGGACAAGTGCCTGACTGAGCTGGGCATCACCGCTGCCAGCAGCCCGCTCACCAACAAGTTCTCAGTTGCCGAGTTTGACTTTGGCCCCGGCTACGTCCAGGTGCTGAGCGACCTGCTGGTATCCGAGTCCTACTTCGGCTACCTCAACACCAGCGAGGTGCTGCAAATCGTCAGCCTCGACCAGGACGGCGGCAGCGGCCCGGTCTACACCGCTGCCGACATCGTGGACCTCGGCCCAATTGGCACCGGCCAGCTCCCCGGCGAAGCGGTCACCGTCAGCTACAGCACCCTCAGGCTCAAGGATCCAGACAGCAGCAGCGGGCTGAGCGACCCGTGGGTTTACACCGTCACCCGTGGCGCACCGCAGAGCGTCAAGGTCGGCAGCAGCGTTTACAGCTACATCCCTGAAACCGTCACCGAAACCGAGTACGAGACAGGCGGCGAGCGACGC